ACACGGGAGGGCACACCAAAGCCAAAGTCAACTCTGTCATCAACGGAATTGAGAAGCTTCAGGAAGCCATCCGTGCTGCCAAGGCAGAGCACGACTCCAAGCAGGGCGAAGAAACAAGCAGCAACAATTCACCTAACGAAGGACTAAATGGAACAGAATCAGGAACACCAGCAGAAGGACGAAGCGTTCAGGAGCCGTCTGATAGGGACGGAGGATCAGATAACGATTCAGCATCCGGATCAGAAGGAACCGGAAGACCGCTAACCCAAGAAGACATTGATGCGCTCCCTGATGACTCCATCATCAATCGAGACGGAGCAGCACTTGCCAAGAACGATGAGGGAGAGTGGTACCCTGTAGCGCACTTCCTTGAGACTGGCGAGAAGGATGGCCTACCTTCAGACATGCTTGACGGGGGCGTAACTCTGCCTGAGGGACGAAAATACGGTGAGGACGAATTTGTCCCTGCCCTAAACCACTACATCAAGAACAGTTTCAAGAGCGTTAACGATTACATCCGTAACGGAAACGATCCGGAATCCTCTACACCGGGATTCACTGACACTGTCATTGATGTTATGGATGATGCTATTGCAAATTCCCCACTTTCTGAGGATACTACCTTCTTCCGTGGTCTCCAGATCAGTGCCGGTGAAGCTGAGAAGTTCACTGCCGGATCGATCATCAGCGATAAGGGATTCACATCCGTCTCCGCTGACAGAGATATTGCTGGGGCATTTGCACATCAGTCTAGCAGGATGACAGGAGTTCCCGGACCAGAGAACCCTGTTCCGGTGGTTCTAGAGGTCAACCTGCCTAAGGGCCATAACGCCCTTGCTGTTGATTACTCCAAAGTTGAGAATGAATCATGGAGCATGCAGCAGGAGTCCGTGATTGGACGAAACTCAGCCTTCAAGGTTGACAATGTAGAGGTATCTGACGACAATGGTCGAAAGATCTACACCCTAAAGGTCTCACCTACTGAGTCCAACGGCGAATCAGCACTCGCTGAGTCATACAATGAGCGTGGACTTACTCAGGCCGAGGAAGATCAGGTCGAACAGCATTACATCGATGCTGACGTTGAGGCTCGTGCCGGTGATGACTACGGGGTAGATGAATACCGCGCCAAGGCTGAAGAAATTCTTCAGCGTGGTCAGTCCCGTCTCGAAGGAGATTCTTCCGAAGAGGCACCTGACTCCTACGAGTCTGAGGCAGGATACCCTGTCTACAATGAAGGCGGTCAGGGACGCGTTCCTGCTCTGAAGGAGACCATCAAGGCTCTGAAGGAATCAGGCGTTGAATCTGTCCGTGTTCCGATCAGTGATGCCCCGAAGCAGCAGTACACACCGGATGAGCTTGAGCAAAGCTTCGACAGGCGAGAGAAGACAGGTCTAACCGACTCCGTCTTTGATGCTATGCCGAACGAGTTCAAGCGCTTCAAGGACTCTGACGCTCCGGAAGATCCGATCAACATCCCTGAGGAAGTTGACGAGTCCGAAGAGTCACAGCCTACCGGAAATGACCCGTTCGCCAACCTGAACCCGACTCCTGAGGAGCAGACACAGCTTGACGAGTACGACAGGGCCATGGATGCGGCAGTAGAAGCCGACGACGTTGAAGCGTATGACGTTGCGTCTGACGCTAAGTACGACCTAATGGAAGCGATCTCAAAGCGTGATGGTGAGGAACCGTCCGGGGATCAGTCCCCGCAGAAGACCCTTGAGATATCTCCTGAGGATCAGAAGACCCTCGAAGGTATCCAGCAGGCAATGCAGGATGCTGCCACATCAGGAGACACTGAGGCCTTTGATAAGGCCGCTGCTGAGCTTCACAAGGTCATGGGCGACGTTCAGAAGAAGAACAACGGAACATACGTTCCTGAGGAAGACTCTTCTGAGGTAAGTGCTGTAGCTGAAACTTCTACAGATCCTGAGGTCAACCCTCTAGATTCCCTTGACATCGTTCGCCGTACGCCTGAAGCTATTGAAGGGGAGACATACCCCCCAACTCAGCAGCAGCAGGACGTTATTGACGCTGTTCTGGGAGGACTTGACACCAAGGTACAGGCCATGGCCGGTACCGGTAAGACCTCCACACTTGTTGCTCTTTCACGTCGTCTGACAGGGATCGGCAAGCAGGCTGTCTACATTGCGTTCAACTCTACCGTTGCGGAAGAGGCTAGAAGCCGCATGGATGACAAGGGTCTGATGGTCGAGTCCAAAACTGGGCACTCGGTGGCTTACGCATGGGCTAAAAAGGCCGTGCCTCACCTGATCATCCGTCTCAATGGACAAGATCCTACACAGCCTGTCAAATTCGACAAGAACAAGAACCCCACAGGTTGGGCTGACAAGAGAACCATCACCAACGCAAAGGAAATTGCTGGCGTCCTTGGAATGCAGAAGGATGAGATCGCTGAAGCCGATACAGGAATTCCGCTGCCGCTTGGTACTGCTGTTCTCGCCGTCAAGAAGACTGTTGGATCGTTTGCTCTCAGTGACAAGGATGAGATCGGAATTGAGCACGTCCCGGAATCATTCGACATCTCTGACGCGACAAAGCCGAAGATCGTTGAGTACGCTAAGAAGTACTGGGAGGATCTGTCCAGCGAGGACGGTTCCTTCCGTGTGGAACACGACACGTACCGTAAGCACTGGGCACTTTCGCGTCCTGACCTGACTGACGGTTCCGGTGGTAACAAGGCTGGAGCATCCGTGCTCTACATTGACGAGGCGCAGGATACCCCTCCTGTTCTCGCCAAGGTTGTTGCCGACCAGAACATGCAGAAGGTCATCGTAGGTGACCGTAATCAGGCCATCTACGCCTTCGCTGAGAACATCGACTATCTGTCTGTAGCTGATGCCGATGTCGAGCTTCCGCTTGACAAGTCATGGCGCTTCGGACCAGAAGTAGCTGACGCGGGTAACCGTTTCCTCTACATGCTGGACACGGACGCCCGAGTAATCGGCGGCGGTTCCCCGTCAAGCATTGTCCACGGTATGGAAGATGCTGACGCTGTTCTCGTTCGCACGAACGCTGGTATGATTCAGGCCATCATAGAGGAAACCAAGCGTGACCGCAAGGTCTCTGCTCCTGATGGGACAAGGTCACAACTTAACCAGATGGCGGACAACGTCCGTGACCTGATGGACGGCTACGCTCCGGACAACCCTGTTGATGATCTTATCGGATTCAGGAACTGGGATGAGGTCATGTCTGCCCTCGATGCTGGTGACCGAAGCGTTTCCAAGATCGTTAGCATGTTTGACGAGACAAGTCCTGTTGCCCGTGGTATGATCGACGACTACGACAGGTTCCGTGCTAACCAGATGGCGAATGTCCGTAAGGCAATCGATTCTCTGGTACAGTACGTCCCTAAGTACGAGACCCTGAAGATGACACAGGAAGGCGACAGAACCTACCTTCAGGCTGCGGACGATGTCCCAGACAAGAAGAAGGAATACGCTGTCTATGACTTCAGCGTGGAACTTGGCAAGATGAAGAAGCCATGGGCCGCTAAGAAGAGCATGCCTTACGGTGAGCAGAAGAAGGCGTACTTCGCGGAAGGAATCAAGACCGAAGGATGGCGCTGGGATTCACGTTCCAAGCGCTGGTACCACACAGATCCAAAGGCGGTTGAGGCTTTCAAGCGATACTCCGGTGAGTACGACGTACAGGTTCTGACTGCCCACAAGTCCAAGGGACTTGAGTGGGACCGTGTCCGTATCGGTGACGATTTCTTCGTACCTCGTGAGGACAAGAACGGTGCAACCGTCTGGCCGGAAGATTCTGAAGGCGAGTTCAAGCTGGGGTATGTTGCCCTGACTCGTGCTGCCAAGGAACTCGATCCGGGTATTCTCGGATGGGTCTTCGATGAGCAGTACGTTCCAAAGGACATCACTCCTAAGAAGAAGCGCAAGGAAGACACCACTCCAGAGCCGGAACAGGCTGAGGAAGCGGCTCCAGTCGTTGAGCAGGCTCCAGAACCGGAGACACCTGAAGAAGCTCCTGTTGTTGAAGAGCTACCTGAAGTTGCTCCGGAGGCCGAACCTGTAGTAGAGTCTACTCCAGAGCCGGAACCCGAAGTGGCTCCAGAACCTGAAGTAGCTCCTGAACCAGTTGTTGAGGCTCCTGCCCCGACACCGGCTCCTGCTGCTCCTGCCCCGCAGTTTGATGACGAAGGCCTGACTCCTCAGGAACGTCGTCGTGCTAACGAGCTTGAGCGCTGGATCAATGATGTATACCGTGGCAAGGGTCAGGGTAACGTCAAGAAGATGGAAGACGAGCTTTTCGACATGCTTACGCGTGGAGATAAGCGTCTGAACGGTGAACCTGACGCTGAGTCTTCACCAGTCGATGTGACTCCAGAATTCGAGACTCCTGTTGCTGTTGCTGACGCTCCGGGAATCGATGAGACCCCGTCCCCTGTGGATGAGGTTCCTGTCGCTTCTCCGGTGGCTCCTAAGCCTAAGTCGGCCCCAACAGGCCGCAAGCGCGGACAGAGCACGGTTCCTGACGCTGATGGAAGTGAGATCAGGGTTGGAGACACTATCATGCACAAGAAGCACGGTGCGGTTACCGTTACCGGTGTTCTTCCGGGTGCTGGACGTGTCAACTTCATCGATCCTAAGTCCGGCAAGGAATCCTCTGTAAAGGGTGAGGCTGTCTCCCTCAAGAAGGGCGAAGCTACTGCTGCTGAAACCACTGAGGGTGCTCCTGTTGAAGCTGTAACCGGTAATCCGGGTGATCGTCTGGTGGACCCTGTATCGGGTAAGAAGGCGTTCATCGGCGGTGACGGAGTCATGATCGTTACAGGTGAGCGTGTCAAGGATACCAAGACCGGAGAGATCGGCATTGTCCAGACAGTCTACACAGGTGCTGACAAGAAGGCATCCGTACCGGTACTGTTCCCCGGAAGCAAGGAACCGCGTCGTGTACGTGGTACTGTACTTGTTCACGCGTCCACAGGAAACGGTGGAGACAATCAAGAGGCTCTTCCGGAACCTCCACAGGCTCCTGAAGTAGCTCCAGAAGCTCCTAAGGCTCCTGAGGCACCGGAACCCTCCCCTGAAGCTCCTAAGGCTCCAGAACCGGCTCCAGCGCCCGTGGTGGATGAGGAGAAGATGGCACGCCGCAAGGCTGCTATCGGAAACGCACCGGAAGGGACGGAAGTCAGGTCCAAGGACGGCGGTGAGGTCTACACTAAGATCACTGCCGACGTTTGGGAGAACACTGATGCTTCAGACTCGCTGACCGACGATGAGGTAATGGATGCCATTCTGAACGGTGAAGGTGACGGCAAGGGATACATCATCAGGACTCCACGTCCTGAGCCTGTCCCAGAGCCAGAACCGGCACCGGAACCAGAGCCTGAGCCAGAGGAAGTAGCTCCTGAAACTGATGAACCACTGTCAGGACAGGCACTGGCGGATACAATCACATACGAGTCAACTCTGCACATGTCAGACGGTGACCTTGCTGAGATGATGTCTAGGTACGCGGATGATCCTATCGTATTCGATAAGATCATGGAGGTTATGGATGAAAGGGATGCTAACGTGTTCCTTCCAGTCGATACAGCCAAGACCGGAGCTACTCTTGATGAGCAGCCCTCCTTGTTTGATATGGACCCTTCACCGGTAACTAACCCGACAGTGAGGAAAGAACGTAACCTCACTCCGATCCAGCGTGCTTCTGAGGAGTACACAAACTACGTAATGTCCCAGTACGACAAAGCACTGGAAGACCTGAACGGAGTTCTCCTGAACGAAGTAGGAAAGGCGCACTCACGGGCTACGGGCAATTTTGATCTTGAGATGAATATCTTCTCCGGATCTGCTACAATCGCCCGAAAGTATGCATCCGAGGAACTTCTCCAGTGGTGGAGGGAAAATGGTCGAGAAACCCTTGGCTCCTTCCGCTACAGGATGTATGGTTGGGATAACGACCGTAAGGCCGCACAGACAGTACGCACTTTGGGATATGAGAGAGGAGGAGTAAGTGACAGATCCAACATCTGAGATGATACTCGACGTACAGGCTCTAGGCAAGAAGGCTTATCAGGAAGGACGCTCCGGCAGGGATAACCCCTACCGGTGGTCCACCGACGAAGCCCTTTGCACAGCTTGGAATCGAGGGTACGCCATGGCCCGCACTGAGCGGGCAATCGGATCAGACTTCCCGGTAGGCACATTCGTGCCAAGCGTTCCGGGGGGTCTGGCCGGACTTCGCAAGGTCGGTGATGACCGTTGGGAGATGATTTCTCCTGACGGCTCACCAGCCGGGAAGTTCGTTACCGAAGATTTCGCAAAAATGCTTTCCGAAACACAGAAAGGCTAAATATGCCAGAAGAAGAATATGAAGATGGTCTCGGAGAGGACGTTGAATTCGGTATCGCCATCGATCCAAAGGGCAAAGTCCTTTTGTTGGTACGAACCGACTTCGAACTAGGGACCATGGAATACCGTGCAGGCGGTGAATGGGTTGAGATCACACCGGAAGACGACGTTCCGATCCTAGATGAGCATCCACTGACACGAGTGGATGAAGGGGCAGTAGCCTTGTGGGACGAGACATCAGGTGAAGCAACTGAAGAGGACTACAAAGAGCAGATCCTCGACAAGTAGTTGACATTAGAGGGCGGGTACTGTAGCGAAAGTTACAGTGCCTGCCCTTTTATGGTATACTTATAGCTATCTGTATAAAATTAAGCTTAGTAGGTCACATGCACGGAACACCAGACGCTGACCTATCTCTTGGAAGGCGACACTTTGGCTAACGATTACCACTGGAGAAGTACCAAAGCCAAGAAGCAGCTTCGTGACCGTTTCGGTCGATGGATTTCACTCGGTGCCAACGTTCGCTGGCGTAGGGACGGCCAAGAGCACGCCGGTACTGTTACCAGCGTCATTGACG